CCCCAATCCCGGGGGACCTCCACTTTACCTTGATTGAGGTTTAGCTATGAGTCTTTCGTTCACCATTAACCAAATGGAACTCTTTGCTCTTTCGGAGCAAAGGTATCACACGACGTATTTCGCGTTGCGTGATGTTGCCGGGTTAAAACCCGGCGTCCATTGGTCCACCAACGACTCTGTGGCGTTTGCGTCTCAGCTTGCTGAGGCACGTCCGCCTATGGAAGTTGCTGGTGGTGCTACAATCGATGAATATCGGTTGTACGCTTGCGTCCACCTTCGGTGGACGATCTTTCTGCTGGCTGTTAAGGCCATGAAAGAAGGTGAGATGAAAGTTAGCGAGGTTCGTAAGAACCGCGCTAAATTCATAGCTTGCCTTTCTCAAGTTCAGTGGTGAGTCCCTCGTAGAGAGGTGGCTTCATCTACGGACGCGGTGTGGCATGGTAACCCATGTCGCGCCCGTCACCCACTTTAAGGAGTTAACCTGTAGTGAGTACACGTATCCGGACTGCGGGCGGTTTTAGCCGCTCGCAGGTGTATCAGAACCGTCGCGGGAGCACATGTAGCGAGACGGGGGTGGTTTTCCACCGAAATCTCTATACTGTGCCCCAAGGCAGTTCTTCGTACATGGAAGATACGGTAACGCCAAATTTCCGACGTAGACAAGCAGCTGGAGAAGTTTTCTTCAACTGGATGTCACGATGGGACGAGGCGATCTCTTGTACTGGTAACGGTTGGGCGATCAGCAGCGCTGCGAACTCTTGTAATGCACCGGTCTTAAAGGCCGAGTTCTTTACTGAGGGTCCCGCTTTGTTTGCTGTGATTCCAACTGCTACAAGTGGCAGTGGGTCTATCCCTGTCATACAGTTCGGTTTCGATGCGGCTGGCATTAATGCCATAGGTGTCGAGGCTTCTACAGGTGTTCTTAACAAGCGAGGCCGGAGTGACTCAAATCTTTGGGAAACTCTAGCTGAGATTGATAAGACCGTAGACATGCTTAACCGTCCTATTAACAAACTTTCCCGGCTGCTTTCAGCGGCCGGCAATGCCGTTAGTAGGGTCGGAGGTACCCGTAGGCTTCTCGAGAGAGAACTTGCGGACCTTTGGCTTGCATATCGTTACGGGATTCGCCCGTTGGTGCAGGACATGAGCAATGTCATATCGGCCCTTAAGAAGACTAGCTTAAGCAACAAGTTTGAGAGACGCACTTCTCGTAACACCGTGCAACGACATGTTTCACGATTCGAGAATGGCTTTGGCCTCGACGACGTAACACGAACTGATTGGCTCTTAAGAGTCGATGAGTATGTTACGGCGCGGGCCATGACCTTAGACCAAATTGAACTTACGATCAGTGATGATCTAGGGTTCACGTCTAAGGGGCTTACTACGCTCCCTTGGGAGCTTGTAAGCTACTCTTTTGTTGCTGATTGGTTCCTTAACATCGGGGATCTCCTCGGTGCTTTGGTTCCCGCTGGTCCAGGGTGGAAATCACTTGGGAGCTGTTTAGTCATGGACAAAGTCGTTACGAATACGTATACGGCCAAGTCCACTGTATCGACTAGCAGCGCGTGGAACTTAACGCGAGGGGTCACAGGGACCGTCGCGATAACTTATCACCTCAAGTGGCGACAAGGCTTAGAGGCACCTGGGCTCGTAATCAAGTCGGATTTCCGATTTGACAAAGTGCAAAGGTGTATAGACTCTCTAAGTCTCTTGTCACAACAGGTCAACAGAGTA